ATCTTCCACCACTTACCGCTTGCCAGGACATGATCGTTCGCCTCGGGGTTGTCGGGCAGATCATCCGCGGGAACCTCGACGACACCGCCCGGTTGCTTCCAGAACTTCCAGCCCTTCGGCTTTTCCTTCTCGGCCATGTTGTGCCACCAATGGTCATCGTCCATCGGGTTCGTATCCATCCAGATACCGCGCCAGGTGGCCCCGCCATCGCGCTTGGTGGGATACCTGCCTATGCGGTGCGTCAGCCCGTCTATGACCGCTTTGGGGAGTTCTCTGGCCTCGTTGACCCATGCGCCTGTCAGCTCGAGTGAGAGCAGCTTCCTGACGTCTTTGGGCTGGTCCAGCGCCAGGAAGATCACCTCGCAGTCGATGCCTGCCGCTTCACCGCGGGCAGGTAGCCTGATGTGGTGGGTGATAGGTGGCGTCCAGAGCATGGGGCCGAATGTGGACTCAGGGAACAGATCCAGCCAGGTCTTGATGGTAGTGGTCTTCAGCATGGGGTAGCTGTTCCGCACCACCGCCCAGCGCGAGTATCGGATGTTGTCGATGGGTGAGGGTTTCTGCTGGACAGCCCGGATGAATATCTTGGCAGCACAGGCGTAGGACTTGCCGCTGCCGACTGGCCCCATGACACCGCCGACGAATGATCGGTCTTGCACGAAGTCGAAGACGACAGGGGACTCGCTGAAGTCGAGATTCAGCCCGCCAGCACCGACTTCCTTTGCGCTTTGCTCTTTCGTTCTCATCGCCTGGCAATGCCTCCATCTGGATCAATCGGTGTGAACATACTCATGTCGATGCTGTCCTCGGGTATCTCGTAGCTGCCGAATGTCTCACCGCATCCGAGGCACACTCTGCGCCTCCAGGTGAATCCGTAGCGGGTATCCATCCTCGTCTCTTTAACATCGCTTCCAGTACCCTTCGGACAGTTGCAATCTGGACTATCAAGACGTTTCATTCTTTTCCTTCAGCTTTGCTTCGATTGCGGCAACCCAATCAATCGGATCGTCCAACACAATCTGACGCTTTTCTTCATCCGTCAGCCCGACCCATTGCCGTTGTTTGAGGCGCTTTATCTCTGCCATATGCTCTCGCAGCGATTCCTGCGTTGCTTCGAGGAGCGACCAGTCACGCTTGCCGAGCTTGCACTTCATTGCTTCGATGGTCATTTCTTTAACTCCTTAATCGCCGCACGAGCCGGTCGCCACACTTCGCAGTCCTTGCAGGTAGGATCACCGCAATCTGGCTCGACATGAATGACCATCCTCTCGATGATCTTTACCAACTGCCCGACGATATGCTCATGCTCGGTCACCGTCATTGTTGGAATGCCGTCGATCATCCTTGTGAATTTTGGTTTCATCTCTCACCCCTTGCTCTGATTGCTGCTGCCGCGGCCAGAGTGCCGTATCCGTCGATCCCCGCCTGCTCTACCACCCGAGCGCATTCCTCGCGCTCGGCTTCTATTGCCCGCTCAATCCATTTTTGACTTGCGCCCCACGCTGTAGCTTCTAGACGCTTGCGCTCGGCTGCGGCGACTTCGTTAGCAAACCGACACAGAATAAAAACGAAGTTGGTTTGATCCCTTCCGTGACCGTACAACTCCATGCCCGTTTCCCGCGCCATCTTGATAATGTCGTCTTTGGTCATCTCAATCCCCCAGCAAAGCGCCAATGTTCGTCCGATACGTCGGCTCCACCAGCACCCTGATCTCAGGCGGGATCTTCGGCAGGGGATACCAACCGACATACCAGTTGTCCTTCCCGTCCCACCATCCTGTCGAGGCAATGCCTGCTTTGTTCAGCAGCAATACCTTCGGGCCTGTCGGACAGTCGCTCATCGAACGGAACACCAGCTCGGCATCCGTCACCACTTCCTGATTCGTCATTCCTCCCCCCTCGGTGCAACCACATTCACATCGATCACACTCGGCTTGTCACCGTCACCCTCCGGCGCATCCAGCAAACCACTCGCCTTCGCCAAGATCCGCAACACCGCAACCTTGTCGTACAACTCCACCTCGAGCGTCTGCCGACCATCCTTCCCCTTCGTCACCTTGATGTTCTTGATCGCCAGCAACGCATGATCAGGAATCCGACTGGCAGGCTTCACCTTCACATTCCCGTCCTCATCCCACGACAAAATGTCCGTGATCTGAGCACTCGCCATCGCCAGCATCTGATACGCAATCGCCTCACGATTCATCGTGATCGTCACCGACCGCTCTAGCTTCCGCTGAATCGACGCAACCCCGCTCCACCCACCCAGCTCGCTCGGACCTCTAGTAGCCATTGATTCGCTCTCCTATCCATCGCATGACCGGCACGGCCATGCTGTTGCCCAGCGCCTTGTATCGCGGTCCATCTGGCGACTCGGGTTTGCCACGCCAGGGAATGTTGGTGTATCCGTCCGGGAACCCTTGCAGCCGCTCGCACTCGACGGGCGTCAGGCGGCGCACAACCATGGCTGGCGTCATCACGCTGCCCTCGAACCCGCCACCATCCATCCTCGCCTTCAAGGTTCCAAAGCCGTCTACTCTGGCGTTTTGTTCTTCGTCAAGCCCAATCGCCACCACCGGCGTCTGGCCCTCATCCAGCGTACTGTTGATGCCCTTGTGCATCCGAGCGGTCAGGCAGTTGGCGACGGCGTAGGGTTGCAATGCGTCGGCTTCTGATCCGTTTCCTGTGCGACTGAACGGAGCGCCCGTTCCAACTGTGGGGGCAGGTTTTTGCCCCGCTTCTCTGCTCGGCGCAGTATCCCGGCGCAGGCTCTCGCGCTCAAAAAGAACCGCTGCGGCAGGTCGCCAGTCTCCAAGATACCCGACAACGAACACACGCCTGCGGCGCTGTGGAACTCCAAAGAACTGTGCGTCCAACACTCTGTAAGCGAACCCATACCCGAGTTCAGCCACCGCCCCGAGGAAGGAACCAAAGTCCCGTCCTCCCCCCGATGACAAAACACCGGGGACGTTTTCCCACACAAACCACTTCGGTCTAAATCGGTCAAGAATCCCGCAATAGACCAAGGCCAGGTTCCCACGCGGGTCTGCCAGTCCCTTTCGCAATCCTGCGACTGAGAATGACTGACAGGGGGTTCCTCCCACAAGCACATCTGGTCGCTCAATTTCCCACTCCTGATATTTCGTCATGTCACCAAGATTCGGCACCGCAGGATAATGATGCCGCAACACCGCAGACGGGAACGCCTCAATCTCGCTGAATCCAACAGCTTCCCACCCAAGCGCCCCCCACGCCACACTCGCAGCCTCAATCCCACTACATACCGACAAATACTTCACACCTCACCCCTCAAAACGGAATGTCTTCATCACCACCAGGCTTCTGATACCCGTTCGACTTCTCAACCTCATGCCGACTCACCGCACCAGGACCAACCTCCCTCCCAATCCTCAACGATAACCACCGACCCCTCGCACCAACACGCTCCTTCACATCAACCCAATGCACCACACCTCCAGGCAACATCACCCTCCCTCGAAACTCAGGATGCCACTCCTCACTCTTCCGATCATTCGCAAACAACGACCCCTGACCCTCTCTCATCTCATACGACATCATTCACTCCTTTAAGAAAAAACACAGGAAAATTTTGGAGAGGTCCCCACACGCTACCGGGTGACCGGGGGGGGCAAGGGGTCGCCTCCCTCGCCGCCGCCCTCTCGCCGCCTGCCCCCCGCCTCTCGAGCGCATCGCAGCTTCGCTGCTGGCTGGCGCTGGACACGCTGCACCCCCCCTGCCTGTCCAAAACCAAACGTCCGATTGAGTTTTGACAAGGATCGATTACAGGCTCTACAAGGCGCTGGAAGCACATCAGGCTATGTCGCCCTTACCGGATGCCTGATCGTGCGCTGTAGGCGATCCTGACGCGATCTCGGGGCATTGCCGCATCAGGTCGGCGATCGATTCCGCGATCAGCGCCTCGGATGGCATCGGCAACCCTTCCGCCAGGTAGCGCTCGATCACCACCGTTCGCAAGTTTTCGTCAATCGAAACGCTTTCTTTCTTTGCTTTAGTTTCTTTCTTTCTCTCTCTTAAGCTTTTATTGGCGTTCATTGATTGAAACCGTCCCTTGATGTGCGGGGTGATGAGTTTGCGGTACTCGGCAGCTGCTTCGCGGTCGTAGACGATGCGCCAGGTGATTCCGCGCTTGCCCTTCTCTGCTGGTCTGAGCTTTGCGATGTAGAGGTGTTCGGCGAGCGTGGCGATGTGCTTGCAGACTGTTGGTCGCTGGATGCCGACCAGCCTTGCGATTCGGGCCTGGCTGACATGGGTGACACCGTGCATGTTGGCGTGATGAGCCAGAGCGATGAGGATGCGGATTGCAGCCGGGTGGATGTCCGGGTCATACGCGATTGCAGCCGGGATGACTGCGAACACCTCGCTCGGGTCAACCGGGATCGGCTTGATCTTGCGCTTGGCTGGCGTTGCTGCAAGCCTGATCCGCGGTGGTCCATCGGTCACAGTGGTCCTCGAGGCATCGCCGCCCAGCACCGCACCAGTCCTGGCCTGTACGCTCGCATTCCGCAGGCATCACGGTACTGCTGGCCATCGTAGACCGCAGCCCAGCACCAGCGCTGCCGGTCATCGTCCAGCGTCACCAGCACTGTCTCATCGCGCTCTGGATGATCGCTTAACGGTCGCCACACGATCAGCTCCGTGTGCTTCATTGCTTGCCCTCCATGCTTTGATCAGATCCATCCGCAGCCGGTCAGCAGCTGCATCGCCGCGCTTGGCCCGGACCTCGTTGATGTACATCGCCTTCGTCCAGCGCTTGCTGCGCGGCCCGACTCGATCCGGCAACCGCAGCGCCCATTGCACCTCGCAGTAGTGCCGCCAGGCTTCACTCTGCAGCCCCACCATCGACCCGTCGGGCAGCTGCATCAGCTTCGCGTTGTCGTGCTGCTTCCCGCAGCCGTGACATGCAAGACCCGCACTGCCATCTCCTGTTTCGTCCATGATTGCTGACCTTCCAGTCGCCGCCCTCGATCCTGTTGCGCTGCTGGCAATGACTGCAGAAGCGCGTCCCGTCATACGTCATCAATCAATCACCTCATGCATATGTACTTCAATCCCTGGCGATGCACCGTAGCGCTTGCTGACGGTCAGCCGCACAACCTGCTTGTCATCGATGTAGGCAACCCCGTTGCAGGCGTCGAGTACTGACTTCGCCACGTTGTCTAGGTCAGGCTTGCCCGGTATCTCCCGGCCCTGCAGCGCGGCCTCACGGCGCTTCCGCGGCCAGCTGGCGGGTATCCTGCAACTGATGTCGATCCGCACCGCCCAAGCGCTCTCAGTCGGGGCCAGCGAACCCATAGCACCCTGACACGCATCAGCGACCTGGCGCTCCCATGCTGCAGTCTTCGCCGGTGTGTACAGGCGCGGCCTGCCGCCAATTGTGCTGACCCGCGGCCTGCCCTTGCCGACAGCATCACCGTCCAGCCAGAAGTAGAGCGACAGGCTCATTCGCGCCACGCTGCCCGCTGCAACACCCGGACATGACAACTGTGGTGCAGCGTTGTCAGCTTTGCTTGGCCCTGCTTGCGAACCCAATGGCGAGTCCCGCCCGGTGTCTCCAGATCGCGGTGGTGGTACTCGTAGACTTCGCCGGTGCGCGACAGCTCGAACCAGTCGCCGACCTGCAGGTTGCGGACTCTCACGATGTCGCTCATCGCCGCGGCCCGAGCAGACGCTGCAGCCTGACCTGCACATCCCCGGTCTGCACCAGGTGAGCATGGATCAGCCCCTCAATGATGCTAGCCCTGCTCTGCCGCTGCTGATCTGCAGCCCGGTCGAGCAGCGCTCGCGCATCCGGTCGCAACCGGATCAAGATCGGTTTCATCGGTGTTGTTGTCTTCATGCTGTTAGGATATCGCCGGGATATCGCATGTCAAACACATCGCCAGCACCTGCTGCTCAGAGGAGGATTAGGTTTTGCCTATCGGGTCAGCCGGAACGATAAAAATATATTTCAACACAAGCACCCGATTCGCTGGCATAGTTCAGTCCATGCGATGTCACAACGATATCGCAACACAAAACAAGGAGCAGCGAACATGATCAAAGTTACCTTCTACACCTACAGCAAAGTTCTCAAGCGTGAGTTTCGCAATGTAGAAGTTCACAAGTCGATGGATGACGCAAGGCTCCGCGCACTTGCGCTGAACTGGATCATCGAGAAAGTAGAACAAGCATAAAGGACGAAACCCCTTCGGGGGTCTGCCGGTCAGGCCGGTACTGATGAGTCCAACAGGAGAGAGAGCATGACCTACATCGCCTACTACAGGGTTTCGACCGACCGCCAGGGTCGGTCCGGCCTTGGCCTCGAAGCCCAGCGCAGTGCAGTGCTGGCGCACATCGCCGGTGCGCCTCTGTTGGCCGAGTACACCGAGGTCGAGAGCGGTCGCAAGACCGATCGCCCTCAGCTGCTTGCTGCGCTTG